CTTCAAAAATTCTCCGGGGGAATGTTTTTGGATTCGGTTTTAAGCCTTATCCTAGGTGGCGTCATGTTTCGGTCTCATTAGAGGCCTAAATATGGGTCTAAAAGTATGCTGATATTCTTTGAGAGTCTCTGCATACTCCCCAAAACTCATAGTAAACCCATGAAAGGAGAGTTAGAAGTGGACATATTGTCTAACCTAAGTCAGGGTTTAAACCAAGCTTTCTTCCCAGGGCACCGCGAAATGCGTGTAAGAGGATGGGAAGAAGCGGAAAAGTATCCTCTACCGCGAGATTGCGAAGCCGTCTTCTTAGATTCAGATCCGAATTCTGACTATATCTACATGAAGAAGGTAGAAGCAGACGGAACGGAGCGGTTTGAGAGATATTTACTGGTTGCAAAACCGGTTCCAAAGTTTGACCCTGACAAATACGTATCGACAAGCGAATTCAATAAGCTAAAGGAGGACATGAACAATGGCTTCGATTCTATCAAACAATTACTCGCAGCCAACTCAGACCGCATCCCAACCGCAAGACCCAATGGCAACAATAAACAGCCTAATAGAACAGGTAATGAGGTCCGGGGATCCGAAGGCGACATTTAACCAGGTAGTAAACAACATTCAGGGCGGCCAGAATGCTCTCGATCTCATACAGCAATATGGCAATGGCGACCCGAAAGCTGCTTTCATGAATTATGCCGCTCAGCAAGGAAGAAATGCTCTGGCACAGCAGATAATGTCGAGCATGGGTCTGAGTAAGTGATATTTTTAGTGTAAAACTCGGCCGAAGTTTTATATAAAAAAAATAAATCCTTACGAAAGGAGACGATGTAAGATGGAGATGAATGGTAGCAACCTTCTTTGGTTCTTCGCATTTCTGTTTCTTGCAGGTGGTGGAAATGGTTTCTTTGGAGCAAGACCTCCGATGGGACCTCCTCCCGCTACTCAGAGCGATGTAACAGAAGCGGTCAACAACCAGTCTATCCAGCAGCAGCTTAATTCTCTTGGAATTGCTACAGCAAACAACAATTTCGAGATGGCAAAGCAGTTCATGGATCAGAACCTGTCGATGCAGAGTCAGAACAACACAAATCTGATTAACATTATCCAGGGCTTCAACAATCTGTCACAGCAGATCATGAGCCAGAATGCTGGTCTTTCCCAGAAGATCGACCAGCTTGGCTTTAAGATGGAATCTTGTTGCTGTGACATTAAGACTCAGATGCTCCAGAACAGGCTCGATGACGCCAACGCCACGATTGTTAAGCAGCAGACTGAGATCTCTAACCAGAACCAGACCAACACCATACTCAATCAACTTGGTCGTTGGGTCGCTTGGACCGGTACAGGATCTCAGGGCACAACGCCGGCTACAGCGTAAAATTGTAGCACGAAAAAGAGGACGTGACTGTAGATATGGTCGCGCCCTCATCTGTGGGTGTAGTTTAACGATAGAACACTGCCGGCTAAAAGAGATATGGGGTTCGAGTCCTCATCACCCGCCCAATTATTTTTTCATACAAATATAACCCAAAAAAAGGAGGGCTTTAACAATGTTTCTAATGCATCATGGAGTCCTCGGACAGAAGTGGGGAGTACGAAGATACCAAAATCCTGATGGGACGAGAACGTCGACTGGAAAACAACATCGCAAGAAGAGTGTATTCATTAGTGGTTCCGTTAAAACAGGATTCGAAGATTCCGGATATTATAGGAAAGAACTTCCAGATAAAGTTAAAAGCGACATCGATAAACACATTTCCAAAAATCACAATATTATAGTCGGTGAAGCACCAGGAATAGACAGCCAAGTTCAGGATTATTTAAAGACCAAAGACTATAAGAATGTTAGTGTGTATACGTCTTACGATTCTCCAAGATATTTGGCCGATAGAAAATGGAAAGTCGTTAATGTTGACTCTAAAGGTTATTCTCCTGGAACAAAAGAATTTTTAAGAGAAAAAGACGTTGTTATGACTAGAGACGCAGATGAAGGTTTATCTGTAATTCTTGAAAATGGTGGAGCCGGAGCAACAAGAAATAATGTTAGGCGTTTGCTTGATCATAACAAAAAAGTAAAAGTATATATGCTTAAATCTGATAGTAGTGCAGATGATTGGGTATCTGATGTGCTAAAAGAAATAGGCAACAAATACATTGACTAAAAGCGAGGTAAATTCAAAATGATGACTCTAACACAAATGAAAGATAAGATCATGGATGAAGTCGATGGCGCTATCGAATACATGACCGAAGCTATCGAACACAAAGGGACTCCTGATGGTTGCACATTCCGCAAGATGAGTGAGATGGAATTAGAGCACGCTAATGCCCTCACAAAAATGCTTAAGGAGCAGAAGAAACCCGAAGGCATGACTGATGAAGATTATGGCAACATGTATAAAACTGTGCTTGACAAGTACGCCGATTCTATGGCCAAGTATGAAGCCATGAAGAAAGTATACTATCAGGTTTGAGTAAAGACTGAGTAGTCATAGATTTAAACGAGCACGGCGGGTGAGTTGTCCTCCGTGTCGGCATGCTCCCTTTACTCTCCTTTCGGTAAAGCACTTTAACGGCTCGCCGTGTTCTTTTAAGTCTATGGCTAATCAATAATCGGGAGGGATATTTATGCCAAGAAAGGTGGCACACGAGAATGTTCCTGCTCGAAGAAGTAGACCGGCTCTTACTCCAGAAGCGAGGGAGAACGAGATGATTGCTCTCGCGGTCGATTGTGCGGAGGAACAACTGAGGAATGGAACCGCTTCCTCGCAGGTAATTTCGTTTTATCTGAAATTAGGTTCAACTAAGGAGCGACTCGAGAAGGAAATGATGGAAGAGCAAAAGAAATTGCTTATGGCCAAAACAGAAGCTCTTGAGTCAGCTAAGAAAGCAGAAGAAGACTACGAGAGAGTACTACAGGCTCTCCGAAGCTATAACGGGTATGACGATGAAGATCCGGACATATACTGAGTTAATACAACTTCAAACATTCGAGGAACGATTTAACTATCTCAAAATAGGTGGAACAGTTGGGCAAGAGACTTTCGGTTATGACAGATATTTGAACCAACTTTTGTACCACGATACGTTTTGGCGGAATGTTGTGCGGCCTAAGATTATTGCCAGAGATGGTGGATATGATCTAGGCGTAAGAGGTTGCGAGATTGTCGGTAGTATTACCGTACATCATATGAATCCGATAACGGAGAAGGATATTTTAAATCGCGACCCAATCGTATTTGACCCGGAATTCCTTATAACAACGGCTACAACCCCAACTCATCGAGCAATACACTATGCCGATGACAGGATGTTTATACTGAACAAGCCGTATGAGGAACGTAAACCTAACGATACTTGTCCGTGGAGGGTGTAATTAAAGGAGATATTTTATGGCATTATCAAACACTGCCGTCCCGAAATACTACGGCATGTTTCGTGATGCCGTGCTTCGAGGCGAAATACCTGTAAATGAAAACATTGTGCTGCAGATGAATCGTATAGATTCGGACATTGCTAATCCTAATTTCTATTATGACGACAAAGCAATAAACGGATTCATAAGATACTGTGAAGGTGAAATGACTCTTACTGACGGCTCGGATTTAGTAATGCTCGATACATTCAAACTTTGGGCAGAAGACATCCTAAGCTGGTTTTACTTTGAGGAGCGCAGCGTGTATGTTCCAAACCCAGACGGGCATACGGGTCACTACGAACTCAAAAGAATTAAGAAACGTCTCCGCAATAAGCAGTATCTTATTATCGGAAGAGGCGCCTCAAAGTCTTTGTACGACTCTTGTTTGCAGTCATATTTCGAGAATATTGATCCTAGCACCACTGACCAAATAGTCACGGCTCCAACAATGAGACAGGCTGAGGAAATAATGCAGCCTATTCGTACGGCAATGATGCGTTCTAGAGGCCCGTTATTCCATTTCCTAACATCTGGCTCATTACAAAACACAACCGGCTCTAAAGCCGACAGACAGAAACTTGCATCTACCAAGAAGGGTATTGAGAATTTCATTAATGGTTCAATTATTGAAGTTCGTCCTATGTCTATCGATAAGCTTCAGGGTCTTCGATGTAAATATTCAACGGTGGACGAGTGGCTCTCTGGAGATGTTCGCGAAGATGTTATTGGTGCTATAGAACAGGGCGCCTCTAAGATTGACAACTATCTTATTGTAGCAACCAGCTCAGAAGGTACTGTACGAAACGGTAGTGGCGATACAATCAAAATGGAATTAATGTCCATGTTGACTGGAGAGTATTACAATCCTCATGTATCTATCTGGTGGTATAGACTTGACAAAATTGAGGAAGTTGCCGACCCCAATATGTGGGCAAAAGCAAATCCAAATCTTGGTAAAACTGTAACATACGATGTTTATCAACGAGACGTGGAGCGCGCTGAGCATAATCCGACAACTCGTAATGATATTCTGGCAAAAAGGTTTGGAATTCCTATGGAGGGTTATACATACTTCTTTACATATGAAGAAACTCTTCCTTGCGGCAGACCACAAACTTTCTGGCAGATGCCTTGTGCTATGGGGTGTGACCTTTCTCAGGGCGATGACTTCTGTTCATTCACATTTCTGTTCCCATTACGGAATGGCGCTTTTGGAGTTAAGACTATAAACTACATTTCGTCTTACACTCTCACAAAACTCCCAGCTGCAATGGCTGAGAAATACCACGAGTTTATTAACGAGGGAAGCTTGTTCGTTATGGATGGTACGGTTCTCGATATGCTTATGGTTTATGAGGACCTTATTAACCACATAGACGAACGAGGGTATGACGTGAGATGTGTTGGATACGACCCGTATAATGCTAAAGACTTTATCGAGAGATGGTCACAGGAAAACGGGCCGTTTGGTATAGTCAAAGTTATACAGGGATCGAAAACCGAATCTGTTCCTCTCGGTGAACTTAAGAAACTGGCTGAGCAAAGAGCATTGTTGTTCGATGAGTCTCTTATGCAGTTTGCAATGGGTAACTGTATAACTATAGAGGATACGAACGGTAACAGGAAATTGTATAAGAAGAGAAGAGAACAGAAGATAGATGCCGTCGCGGCTCTTATGGATGCGTTTATTGCTTATAAGATTAACCGTGATGCTTTTGAATGATGGAAGATTTCAAAATGGAAGACTATTTGGTACATCATGGAATCCTCGGTCAGCGCTGGGGTATTCGTCGATACCAGAATCCAGATGGAACCTTAACGCCCGCTGGTAGAAGACGCTTAGAGAAGAAAGATACTAAGTGGGCAAAGAAAAACTACAACAAGATTTACAACCAAACATATAAAACGTCTAGGCCAGAGATCATGAATGCTGTCATGGAGCTAAATCGGTCCATACCCATGCGTAATGCAAATGGACGAATTAGTATGACTTATGCTAATGCTTATAACAAAAAGCTGGCTGACATAATGACCAAGAATGCTAGCGATTTGAGATCTCCATATATGAATCGGGCAATCAAGTTTGTTGCTAAGCGTGGCGAAGTTGGCGTTCACATGGCTCTTGCTGATGAAGGATATGACATGAGCCAGCTTAAACGAGGGGTATATGGCTCTGGGCGAATAGCTTATCGCAAGAAAACTGTTGATATGGCTTAACGTGTTATTTAAAAAGGAGTTAACAATGGACAGCATACTCAAAACTATACGAAAGATGGTTCTAGGCCTTCCTATTAACTCCGAAGATTCGGAGGAGGAAGTTGCTTTCGACACCGATCTTATTATACATATAAATACCGCCTTTTCGGTTCTTAATCAGCTAGGAGTTGGACCGAAGGGCGGCTTTTTTATTACGGGTGTGGATTCAAAATGGAGCGATTTTATAGGCGAAAGCAAAGCCATTGAGATGGTCAAGACGTACATATATCTCAAGACGAAACTTGCTTTTGATCCTCCACAGAACGGATCCGCCATAGAATTAATGAAAGAGCAATGCAAAGAATACGAGTGGCGTGCCATGGAAGCATGTGCCGGATATTCATTAGATTAATAGAAGAGAGGTATAAGTATGTGGCTAGCACATCATGGGGTTGAGAAGATGAAATGGGGCATCAAAAATGGTCCCCCATATCCTTTAAATCAAACGAGAAAAGAATATGAAAAGAAACAGGATCGGTACCTTAATGATGATGGTTCTCTTAATGCTGCTGGAAAGAAAAGAGTTGAAAATGGCTTTTTAAAGTCTAACAGAGAAGAGGAAAAAAATCCTAAAGCCGGTCGAGGAGAAAATAGATACGTTGATTCCGAAGGAAAACTTACCGAAGCTGGTATAAAACGTTATTCTAGAGAACTTAAAGACAATGCCAGAAAGAAAAAAGATAGCAGAGTTAAGGATGTTGAAGAGTTAAGAGACCCCGACAGATGGGTAAGAGAGGATATTGAAAACGTTAGAAATGTTGTAACTTCTTCTAACGATATTGTTAGAAATCTTAAGCAGATTGAACGAGCCATTCCTGAAAAGAAAAGAGTAATGGATGATTATTCGCATTTGACTGATAAAGAAATGAGAGATTACATCAATCGTGTAAATCTCGAACGTCAGTATGATGAAGTTGTAAATCCTCGCACCACCTCTAGAGGACGCGAATATGTCAAGAAATTCTTTGAGTATGCTGAGCCGACGCTTGCTGTTACCGCCTCTGGTTTAGGTATTGCGCTTGCTATAAGGAAGTTATCCGGTAAGTAATTGGGGGATTTCAAAATGGAAGAGTATTTAGCACATCATGGAATCCTCGGTATGCGCTGGGGAATACGGCGTTACCAAAATCCAGATGGCACTCTTACCGAAGCAGGCCAAAAAAGGCTTGAACAGAAAGATGCCAAATGGGCTAAAAAGCATTACGACAAGATTTATAAGAAAACATATAAATCTTCTAAAAAGGAACTATCAAAAGTAGTAAAAGAGCTTAATAAGACAAAGAATGTTTATAATTCTAATGGGAAATTGAGTATGAATTACGTTAATTCTTATAATCAGTTTCTGTCAGAAATTATGAACAAGCATGTTGGTGACATTCGTTCTCCTTCAGGACGAACTATTAAGTTTGTTGCTAAGCGTGGAGAAGTCGGCGTGCATATGGCTCTTGCTGATGAAGGGTATGATATAAGTCAGCTTAAACGAGGCGTATATAGCTCTGGAAGAATAGCATATCGTCAGAAGCATGTTGACACGACTTAATTTATATGGGGGGGACAGTAATGATTTATTACGTAAAGAGCGATGAGCTTTATCATCATGGCATACAAGGTCAGAGATGGGGCATCCGTCGATACCAAAACTATGACGGATCTTATACTCAGGCCGGAATGAAGAGGTATAATACGGCGAAAGATCTTTTCGACAGAGCGCAGAGAGAATATGCCGAGGGAAAGATTGATAAGTTAACTTATAAAGCAGCTAAGAAAAATGAAAAAAATGCATATCGGCAGTTAAAGAAAGATAAAGATGCAGATGAAGGACGCAAACTTCGTGAAAAAGGTAAAACAATAGCCGGCATGAGGGTTGCTGGGTTTGGTTCAATTATTGCCGGGGGCGTTGCAAGTCGTGCTTTTCAAAAAGCAGCCGCTAAAGAGTTTTATTTTTCTCCGGAGCCCAACGCTAATAAGATAAATGCGTTAACTGCTGCTTCTGTTGTTTCTTATGGCGCTGGCGTGGTTGGAAGCGCATTAGCTAGTGAAAAAATAAGGCAGATGCAAGCGTATGACAAGCATAGCAGCAAATATGTTGCTGAAGGAAATAAGAGAGTTGCCAAGATGCTTGGCACTGCTTCTTGAAGTCTTACAGTAAAGCATTTAGTCGTGACTTCGTAATTAATTATATTCCTGGAGGCTAAATTATGCCAATAGATTTAATAGGCAGAGCTAAGAATGCTTGGAATGCCTTTATAAACAATAAAGATCCGACGGAGAAAGAGAAAGATTTTTCTGGAGGGTTTGGATATTCTTATCGACCGGATCGGCCAAGATTCAGTCGAGGAAGCGAACGTTCGATAGTTAATGCTGTGTATAACAGAATAGCCATGGACGTTGCTGCTGTAGATATTTCTCATGTTAGATTGGACGATAATGATCGTTATTCAGAAACGATTAAATCTGATATGAATGAATGCTTTTCTATAGAAGCTAATATTGATCAGACTGGTCGCGCTTTGATTCAGGATATCGTTATGTCAATGTTTGACGAAGGATGCGTTGCGGTAATACCGGTAGACACAGATGTCGACCCGACGACAAAAGCGATTAACAAGATATATTCCATGCGTACTGCCAAAATTACAGCATGGAAGCCGAAATCTGTTAAAGTGCGAGCTTACGATGAGAATACTGGACAGCAGAAAGAGATCGAAGTTCTTAAATGCAATACCCTCATTATCGAGAATCCGCTCTATGCCGTAATCAACGAGCCAAACTCCACTATGCAACGATTGATCCGAAAGCTTGCTCTTCTGGATACCGTTGACGAGCAGAGTAGTTCTGGGAAACTGGATTTGATTATTCAGCTTCCGTACACGGTTCGATCTGAATTACGGAAGCAGCAGGCTAAAGAGCGAAAGAAAGATATTGAGGAGCAGCTAGCCGGATCAAAATACGGGATTGCGTACATTGATAGTACGGAACATATTACTCAGCTCAATAGAGCCGTTGAGAACAACCTAATGTCTCAGATCGAGTATCTTACCAATATGGTGTATGGTCAGCTTGGTATAACTGCAGAGATATTAAATGGTACGGCTGACGAAAAGACGATGCTGAATTATAATAATCGAACCATTAAGCCGATTCTTCAGGCTATAACAGAGGAAATGCGGCGCAAATGGCTTACAAAAACAGCTCGTTCTCAGGGGCAGTCGATCATGTTCTTTCCTGATGTATTTGGTCTTGTACCTGCTGCTCAGCTTGCTGAACTTGCTGATAAGCTTACAAGAAATGAAATTGCGACATCCAATGAGATTCGCCAGATTATCGGCATGAAACCCAGTTCCGATCCCAACGCTGACCAGTTAAGAAATAAGAATCTTAATCAGTCAGTAGAGGCTTTGGCCGCCGAGGGCGATATTGCCAATCAGGAAGAATTGGGCGAAGTAGAGGAAGAAATTGACCCTACCGCCGAAGTCCAGGGCGATTATGATTCTGCTATGTCTGATTTGGATGATCTTGACAAACAGATTAACGATTTAGAGAAGTCATTAGAGCATGCCCAGATAGATGATGGCATTGACGAATTCTTAGTTCAGGCTATAGATATTTGTGATGACCTTTCGGACTGGCTTATGCATGACTATGACCCAGTAAAGGCTCACGAGTATTATATGGCAAATAAAGACAAGTGGCATGATTACTATATGAGAAATCGCCATCTTGTTGTCCGTAACTCTACTGGCGGACTTAATGACGAGGGTAAAGAGCTAGCGGCTTATATTAAGCGGAATCTTAATGCTGAGCGTAAGCAGAAAACAGAGGCCAATAATGCTGCCACGAATGCGTCAATAGCCTCTTCTAAAGCCAATTCTGACTCATCTGTAAAGATGCTCACAAATAAGCGAAAAGCTGAAATAGAAGAATCGAAACAGAAAATGAATGAGAGGGTTTCTCATTTCAGGAATCTTACTAATACGATTAAGCAGGCTCATACTGCGGCGATGCAAAGTCGTATAAAGTCGTTAACTTCAGAAGCTTCCGCTAAGGGCAAAACCGATGAGCAGAAACGAGCTATTCGTGAGAAAATAGCTAAACTTAGAGCCGATAATGCCGAAAAGAGAGCCGAGCTTCAGCAGAACTTCTCGAATCTTCGTACCGGAGCAAAAGACGAGTATTCCAAGAAATCTGAAGAAGTTAGAGCAAAAACCTCGGGCCTTACTACGGCCATAAGAGAAGAGCATAAAGCGACAGGTTCCGCTGCACGATCTGCAAACAAAGAAGCTAATCAGAAACTCAAAGAAGAGTATGATGAGAAGTATACTGATGCTCTCGATAGACTTAAGGCTTCTGGGCAATATGAAAAAGAAAAGAAATCTAAGAAATCGAGTAGTTCAGCTTTAAATTCTGGGCGAAAGATTGGATACTGGGAATACCAGAAAAAGAGAAAATCTTAAAGAAGGGAGATAATTCAAAATGGCAGAAGAAATGCTGGATGTCACAAATTGTGATTTTCATGGCTGGGCCACAAAGAACAATGTTAGATGTTCTGATGGACGTACTATCATGAGAAATGCTTTTGCCGACAATGATGGGGTAGATGTCCCGCTTGTTTGGAACCATAAGCATGATAGTCCGTACAATGTGTTAGGTCATGCCAGACTTGAGAATCGCGATGAAGGCGTATATGCTTATTGTGCATTCAATGATACTGATCAGGGTAGAAATGCAAAACTTCTTGTTCAGCACGGAGATGTTAAGGCACTGTCTATTTATGCAAATGGTCTTAAACAGGACCCCGCAAAGAACGTCAAGCACGGTATTATTCGTGAGGTAAGTCTTGTCCTTGCTGGTGCTAACCCGCAGGCTCTGATACAGTCAGTAATGGCTCATAGTGAGGATGCTGATCTTGAAGATGATGAGATTTACTTATCTCTTAGCGGAGCGGGGTGCGAACTGAGCCTGGACCATTCCGAAATAAAGGAAGAGCCAATTGCCGATGAATCTGCAGAAGAACAGGATGAACCGGCAGAAGAGCTCAAGCATGCAGATGGTTCTGACGAAAAGAAGGAACCCGAAAAGAAGGAACCCGAGACTAAGAAAGAGGAAAACGATATGGCTGACGAAAAGAAGACGCAGTCCGAGAAGACTGTAAAAGACGTATTCGACGAGCTCACAGAAGAGCAGAAGAATGTAGTATATTTCATGATCGGCAAAGCTCTTGAGAATGAGGATGGCAAAAATGACGATGATGAAGACAATGAGGGAGGAAAAGATATGAAGCACAACGTATTTGAGGAGGAAACCACAAT